ATAAAAATAATATTAAAAGTGAAATTGACTCAATATCAATGGTTCAAGTAGGAAAATTTAAATCTAACACTTTAAATATTAACGATTTCGCAATAGCATGTGAAAAAATAATATATGACATATTTAATCCTGAAAAAGTAAGAATAGTTTTAGAGTTAAATCATAAAGGAGAGATACTACATAATAGATTTGCATTGAACGAACAATACTGGTGGGGTCAGATGGTTCACACTAAGCATACTGAACTATCTAAAAATATAAAAGCAGGCGTTAGACTTGGACCTACTAATAAATTAAAGTATTGTGAAAAATTTAGATATTATGTTTCAATAAACAAAATATTAATTACATGTTACGAAACTTATTTAGAGCTATCTTCCTTTGGAAGATCTAAAGGCGGTTCATATAGGTGCCAAAGTGGAAATGATGACTTAGCTATGACTTGTGTAAATACTTCTCCTTTATTTGATTCTCCACAATTTTGGGAAATAGGAGGAGAAGTGTACGAAAATACTTCAAACGAATACAAAGAAGAATTGTATGAAAAGGTTCTTAATGTAAAAACAGAAAAAAAATCATTTGATTTTAACAGATTAAGCGACTTAAATAATCAGCTTAACCCTAAAGAATTTAAAGCTTCCGGTAAAAAAAGTGTATTTGATATCAATCACTTAAAAAAAATGAATAATATTTCTAAAAAATTTTATAATTCTTAGTTTAAATTGAGTATAATATTTATATATTTAAACGTTACTAACCTCATAAAAATATGAAAGAAATAATCTTATCAGAATTAGATGAAACCTTAGGAAATTATTTAGTACAAAATAAAGATGTTGTTTATACGGCACTCCTAGATTCTATAGAACAGGAGTATTTAGATAGTTCTTCAAGTGTAGTAGATATTCTACAAATAAATTCTAATTCTGAAACAACTCAAATAACTTTACTTAGAGATGACTGGATAAAGGGTCTTAATAAAGCTATTAAATATTTTGAAAAACCTGAAATTGAACAATATGAAAAATGTAAACGTTGTCTAGATATAATAAATCATCTTAAAAAAGATTGAAAAATATAGCTCTAGAACAAAATAACAAAAAAATAAAAACAAAAAAATATATGCCTGCTTTTGATGAAATCAATAAAAAAATTAACAACAGAATACAAGAAATATCAGTACTGATATACAATAACAAACATACAAAAAGAGAATACGAAGAAATAGCAGAATTAGTCTATCCAAAATTAAAATATCATATTTGGAAATTTTGCAAAAACGATCTAGATACAGAAGAAGCCCTTCACTTCACTCTAGTAAAAATATTTAATAATATAGAGAAATATAATCCAGAATCAGGTAGATTTACTACATGGGCATTTACCATTGCTAGAAATGAAACGCTATATTATTTAGATAGAAAATATAAAGATATACCCAAATACATAGAAATATCTTCTTTATATGAAGATAGTAAACATAACGATGTACTGTCTGCGGATGATAAAATAAATTGTCACAATGAAGTTACTGACATATTCAATAAAACCATAGATGAGATATTTAATTTAGAAGACGAGCTTCTTAAAAATATTGCCATTGATAAAATGGTAAATAATACAAAAGTAAAGGAAATAGCTTTAAAGTATAATATACCTGAGAATACAGTAAAGACCAAGCTTAGAAAAGCTAGATTTGAAATACGAAAATCTGTCATTAAAAAGGATCCTGAAGTAAATAGAAAGTTATCAGAGTCTCTACCTGACTTTAAAATAAAATCAAAATGAAAAATTTATTAAAAAGCATTAGTCCAGTTAACATAATACGTAGACTTTTTAACATCATAAAGGAATTCTACTTATTTGTATTCTACATTAAAAAAGTAAAGTCTTTAGGACAAGAGTTGTTAGATAATAAAATAATGAAATATTCCTGGTTTTCATATGTAAAAGCTATTAACTTAAAAGCAGAAACGTTATCCTTAGTAAACAAGCCATATAGTGATTTAGACGAAGATGAAAAAAAAGAACTGGAAAAACTAGAATTAAGTTTTGTAAGTAGAGAAATATCCAAATATAATGAAATTTTTATCCTAAGTGGAATAATAGAATTAATAAAAACCAAGGCTAATAGAGTAAAAGATAATGATTTCTATGGTTACATGGTAGAGATATCATTTAATTGGAAAAACGCATCATTATATCAATGTTTAAGGCTATTGTTTCAATTATCTATTTGGATAGTATGTCTTATGTATATACCCTATAACTGGTTATATGAATATCTGGTGTCTTTTTTATAATAAATAAAAACAAATACTATTAATATGAAAATTAAAGAAATTGTTTCTAAATGGGCTTGGCAAATAATTGCTATACTATTCATAATTCTATTTCTAAATAAAGGGTGTACTAATAAAAAAATATCTAAAGTAAACAAAAATTTAGATGAGAAAAATGTAAAATTAGTAAAGTCTATAGATTCCCTATCGGTAGAAATAAACAGCCTTCAAAAATCAACTGCCACTAAAAAAGAAATAACTGACATTATGGAAAGCGTAATGTTAGAATACTTAATATATGAAGATGATTTAGATAAAGGAAAAACTAGCCTCTCTCAAATAAAAAATAAGATAGAGAGCAATGATTAAATGGATAGCTAATAACAGAATAACGCTAATCAGAAATTCTTTTTTACTACCTATATTGCTTGTAGTTATAATGTCTATTAGCCATGTCGTAAGCTGGTATGACATAGGAAACCCTTTATCTTGGGCAATATATCTTTCAATAGCTATTGAAATATTTGCTCTAGCATCTGTTTCCGCCGCATCTATAAAAATGAATCAGGGCAGTATATGGTTTCTTTTTATTTTAGTAACCTTGATTCAATTAATAGGTAATGTATTTTATGAATACAAAGAAATATCTTTAAATGAGTCTGGTTTTTTATCATGGGTTGAATTAATTTCCCCATGGTTTGAGGATTGGGAATTACTAGATCATAGGAGACTTTTAGCTCTCATACAAGGAGGTACGTTACCTATAATGTCTCTTACTTCTTTACATTTTTACATACAATTCAATGACAATCTTAAAGAATCACATGAAATTAAAAACGAACCAATTAAAGAAAATGATAATTTAGAAGAATACGCTAAACAAGCTGATTCTTTTCAAGATATCGAAAATGAAGAAGCTATAGGAAAAGTTTTATCTAAAAATCAATCTGAAGATACTTTATTTGAAACTAGCAATATATCGGATCCAAACAGATATATAAATAAAACGGATCATGATTTAAAGGTATCTAAAGGTACTCATAAAAAATCAGATGAACGTCCTCAAAAAAATTGGGGAAAATAAAAAGGTAACTAATGGGTAATTGTAAAGGTGATTGTGTAAATGGTTTATGTGCATGCTCAACTGTTGCAACTAAAGCTTTACTTACATTAAAGGATAGCTGTTTTGCAATAGGAGATTGTGAAAAAACAATAGGTAAAATATGTTTAGATGACTTCGCTTATCCTGTAGATGGAAAGCAGTGTATGCAACTTGAAATACCTAAATCAGTAGAAGGTGCAGAATGGAATTCACTTACTCTTTTTGATAATAATATAACAATAGCTTCTCCATCTGAAGACATAGATTCTAATATATCTTATGTAAGAGGTATTATTTTAAAAGTAATGTATCAAGAAGAAGATGAGAATCTTGAAGAAGTTGGTTTAAAATACAAAAAGTCAAATATAACCATAACAACCGCAGATGGAAACGAATCTACATATCCATTGTATAATTTCTTTAGTATTTTTACTAACCCTGTTACTAACGATCCTTCTGATTTTATAAATAAAATAGTCATTAGTAATCCTAGTACAAGATATAGTTTTAAAATAGATACGCTTTTAATCTATACTAAATCTAGTACTCTATAAAAAAAAATATTAAGTAAATGGTATCTATAGAAAGCGCAACAGAATTAATACAACTAGAACATTATAGTTCAGGTGGAGCAAATGTTGATTATATTCCAACATGGATAAGCACCGACAAAAGAGGACAAAGCACGTCTATAGGATACTGGCAAATAGGCTCAACTGAACAACATGGGATAACATATTCACCTGTATATAAGGTAATATTTGCAGATTTATCTTCGGTAACTGCTACTCATATAAAAGTATGGGGAATAAGTAATACTACTGATGATGCTGCTATTTTTCCAGTAGCCTTTTTTAAAGGATCAGTTCCACCTAATCATGGTAATCCTATTCTTGATATCTACTTAAATAAATTTGAATTTACAGACTCAGTAGGAACAGTAGTAGCCCCTGGAGGAACTTATTCCATAATAGGATGTAAGAAAAAGTCAATGCCTATTAGTTATTAAAATCATTTTATAGTATGATAAGTAAATCTTCTTCTGAATTAATTAGTTTATATCCTATTTCTGAAAACATATCATCTAAGTTAGTTATAGCTGAGGTTTTATACGACGCAGTAGGAGGAGATACTAATCTAGAATGGATGGTTTTATATAATCCAACAGGTACCGCTATTGATTTATCTAATTATATAGTTCAAGCAGGAGGTACATCTTTTTCTACTCAAAGTACTATATCATCTGGAAATTTAATAAAGCCCTATTCTTATTTTCTAATCGCAGAAAGTTTAACGGGAGCAGGGATAAATGCAGATTTTGTATCTGGACCAATGGATTTTCAAAATGGAGGAACTGCCACTGATGGTGTAAGGATATTAGATTCATCTAGCCAGATTGTAGATACTATACTATATGATTCACCTAATAGTAATAATTTACCTGATAATACTGGATCGCCGGGAACAAGTTTTGCACCCGATGTAGCAGCTGGTAATTCCTTAAAAAGAAAAAGTAATTCAACAGGTTATATAAATGGTCAAGGAAACGGGTATCAAACTAATGATTCTGCTGCCGATTTTATAAATAACCCTGCGCCTACTCCTAAAAACTCATTTAATCCTACTGAAAGAGTTGAGGTTATGGATTATACGCCTACTTTTATAAGTACAGATAAAAGAGGACAAAGCACGTCTATAGGATATTGGCAAACTGGTTCAACTAAACAGCATGGGATAACATATTCACCTATTCATCGTGTTTCATTTGAAGATATATCTAATCTTTCGTCAGATGGAATAACAGGAATAAAAATATGGGGAATAAGTAATGAAGGAAGCGATGCCCCGATTTTTCCAATAACTTATCTTTTAGAGCATCCTATTCTAGATATATATTTAAAACAGTTCCAATTCGTTGACGTTAACGGAGATCCCGTAGATTCAACTGTTGATTACAATATAACTGGATATAAAAAAATGAAGCAACCTATTAATTACTAATGGACTTTATATACGAAAATAACATAGTAATGACTGCTGCACAGCACAGAAACTTTTCAAAAGGTTTACCCTTTTACGGAGAAAAAGGAGACTTTAACTTTGTAATGGGTAGAAGTCAATTTACGCCAGGTATATCTATTAAAATACTTCCTCTTAGTGATCTATCTAGAAACGCTGACGTTGGTGTAACAGAATTTAGACAATATGTAAATACAATTAACAATATGTTTAAACCGGGAGATAGAATAAGAGGTATAGAAATGAACTCCATGCTAACTGAAGAAGATGAAGACGGAAATCAGGTAGTAGGTAGATTTGATAAAATAAAAGTAGATTACGAAAATGAACAAATCAGAGCCTTTGTAAAAGATCCTTCTACCTTAAAAACTACAGAGGTGTATCCTAATACAATGGAACGTTTAATGGAAAGTTCAACGTATATTTCTAAAAGCTTAAATTTAATACCTGATTTTGAATCGTTTATATCTAAACTTTAATTCATTTTTACATTTTTAACTAATTTATAAGCTGTTTTCTTTACTTCAGCAGGATTATTTGGAGTCATTGATATTCTTAAACTATCCTTAGGTATTGTAAAACTTACGTCTTTTCCCATTGTTTTTCTTAATTCGGATATAGGATCGGCTGTGTAAACAATACTGCTACCTAGGTTTCTTCTTAAGTAAGTTCCCCATATTATTTTTACTTTGTTATTTATTATCTGCATTCCCGTATCTGCAATTATGGTGTATTTAGGACTATTTAAGATTATAGATTTAGGAATTATAGTAACAACTACATTTTCTCCTTCTATATTATATGAATAATTAGCTGTAAATTTAGCATTTATATTAATAGATTTACTAGCACCTTCAAGGACACCGTCTGGAATAGAACAATATATCTTAAAATTACCAGTACCGGTTACAGATGTTTCATTAAACGATAACACTTTTGCACTAGTCAAAGTAACAGTGTAATCAGCATTTAAATATCCTGCATCAAACCCCGCTACGTCTACTTTTTTACTATACCTTGATCCTGCTAATTTTTTAGGTACCTGTTCTTGTATTTGCTGATTTACTTTTGATTTAACCTGTTGGTTTAATTCTTTATTGTTTTTTAGGTATTTTCCTATATCTGATCTTTTGAAATCTTTAAAATTAGGATCAGCTGTTGGGAAATATTTAACAATAATATCGTTTTTACCCATTTTAGAAAGAGATTCGTCATTTAAAGTTTTACCTCTTTTTATTTTATCTATGCAATTTGCTTTCCATTCATCTGACATTCCTCCTGTCTTAGGTGTTTCGTCTTCGAATATTTTTTTAATGTATTTCATATATTTTATATATATGCAGCCTTGAATTTGTTTTGGTAAAAACCACCGACATAACTTTTGTATAATACCTTATAGATAATAAAAAATACCATTTAAATATGAGTAAAAACGATGAAGTATTTAAAGATGCATTAAATGAAATTGAATCTAATAGTGAAATTGAATACGATAAGAATGAAAAACTAGACGAAATAGAAGAGCCTAAAAAAATAACTAGTTTAGGCAAAGCTTCTATTTCTAAAACAACCGATACAATGGCTAATGAATCAGGTTGGAAATTAGTAGCTTTAAATACTCTTCCTTCTCAAGGTTTATTATACCACGACAATGTTGAAATTTTAATAAAGTCTGCTAAAACAAAAGAAATAAGACATTGGTCTACTATAGATGAGTATGATCCAATAGATGTATCTGATAAAATAGCATTCATAACAGATTCATGTTGTAGATTGAATGCAAAAGGTGTAATGAAAAACTTAAACTCTAATGATATATTAGAGATAGATAAGTATCAAATATTATTCAAGATACACAGGTTAACTTTTCCAAATAGCGAAAATACCTTAAAAGCAAATATTAAATGTTCAAATAAGAAATGTGGAAAAGTTAACTCAGTCCCGGTTAGTGATACTAATCTTAAAGGATTCGATTTTCCAGAAGAACTAATGGAGTGGTATTCTCAAGAAGAAAAGTGTTTTGTAATTAATTCTGAAAAATTAATGGATACGTTTAGAATATATCTTCCAACTATAGGTACTGCTAAGATAATGAATGAATATAAAGCTCTATGTAAAAGAAGAGGTATAGATGAAGATAAGGCTTTTAATAAAATAGCGCCTTATATGATACCTAATTGGAGGGACTTCGGAGCAAGCGACCTTATAGAATTAAAGAGCCAAGCTTCTAGATGGCATGAAAATAAATTTATTTTTTTACACAAAGCATGTGAAATGCTTGAAAAAAATTCAAAGAATAAAGTATTAGGAATTTGCGAAAAGTGTAGTGCTAAAATGGCCTCTTCAATTTTTTTGGGAGGAAGCTTCACTGCAAAAGATATTTTCATTGTTTCAACTAGACTTAGAGATCTTATTTGATATAAACATGGAATTAGCGGTGAAGCTTAACCAAAGTTTCGATACCCTTTATGAATTAGACTTTTTAGAGTATTCTATGTTAGTTTCTTCTATAAAAAGAAAAATAATAGAAAAAAATGAAAAAAACGCAGAAGCTACTGACACTATACATTTTGATAATAGTAAACCTACTAAACTTGGAATACCCGATAATCTGAAACCGGGTAGATAAATAATAAAAACACGCGTAGTGCAATGGCTTCCGAATATTTAAACTCATTTATCTCTTTATACAAGGAAAAGGCGCAGGCATCACTGGATAAAGCAGCTGAAAGACTTAAAAAAAGACAGGGTCAACTTGAAACATTTAATACATTACGTCCCCTTCTTTTAGAGGAAGCTAAGACACTTGGTTTTCTAGAAGACTTCGAAAGACTTTTTCCAGAAAATGGCGAAGGTCCATTCTTTTCTCAAGCCGATATAATGACTTATTCTAGTATGCTTGAATCTGTAGATGATTCAAAGCAACTTAAAGCATTTAATAAAGTAGATTCAGCTCCTAAGAGATTAAAAACAGCAGAAGAGTATTTAAAATATGCTGAGGAAGATTTAGCTAGAGACCCCGAAGAATATTTAGCAGAACTACATGGAGCTTTAATAAAAGGATTAGCTCAAACAGCAAGCCTAGGTGGCGGAAGTATAGATAATTTAAAGAAAACAGTATTTGAAGATCAGGATTCCTACGAAGATATAATTGAATACACGGCAGAAGAAGTAAATGGACCTAGAGGGGTTAAAACTGATCCTGTAACATATGCTGCTTTAAAGGAAATAGTGGATAGCGGTGATTCTATAGAATCTACTTCTTCAAACGAAGCAGTCTCTCCTATAAACCCTGAGTCAAAGGACTTAGTAGAAGAAAAAGAAACTTCAGAATTAGCAGAGCCTATTGAACAAGACGAAGACCCATCTGAGATAGAAGTAGACGCATCTGATAATTTAGACATTCCAAAAGAAGATCCTTTAGCTTCTCTTTCTATAAATAATGATTCTAAAGAAAAAGAAGTTAAATCAGAACCAGAAGAAGCTATC